CCACTGCGAGACTCCCAGCCAACGCACCACCCGCAGTCACACCTGCAACGATCGCAGGACTGCTTGTAACCAGACTTGCAACAGCTGCAGCTCCAGACGCGCCAGCACCCGTAACCAAATCTGAAAAGTCTGTACGGCAACTCGCTAATAATAATATAGGCAGTATTAAATACCTCATAAAGTTTTCTCCTTATCATCTTTTCTCCTGTCTTTAAATTTGCATTGTTCTCTCATAGTTAACTGTGATTGAAACTTTTCTTTTACGTTAGTATTATTACAATTATCTATAAACATCATCAATGCTTTAAACGCAAATCCCTGGAATAACAGTTTATTATTATTATAAAATTTACCTTTATCTTTATTTATTTCCAGTTTATAATTTTTATGTGCATAAATCAAAGTATTCCCCGTTGTATTAGCATCCATAAAGTTCCTACGATGGCTCCTACAAAGACGATTCCTAGTAATATGACTCCTACTATTTGAAGTAAGTTTCTACGTAGCTCAGCTTGTTTATATAAGGTTTCTTGTCGTTGCTTCCGTATTTTAACTTGCATCTTTAAAAGATCTTGCCATGCGTTTGGGCCATGTGTTAAGTTAATCCAGTTACGTAATTCTTCTTCCATTGCCTCGGCTTTCTTTTTAGCTGCAAATGCATCCATAGCTTCTTGTTCTACACTACTCCCTGCAAATAATTTTTTAAATACCGGTGGATTAGTTGCCATCTTAGCTGATTGATTAACATCAGAGACTGCACCCATCCATCGTCCTATGTCGCCATACATTGATTCGACATCTTTTCCCATCTGGAAGCCCTTCTTAATTAACGTGAAGGCGCTTGAGGCCGCCGCAAGGGCCGTTACAGGATCCATATATTATACCTCTCTAGTCTTTCTTCCTCGGTATACAGTATGCTTTCACATATATTTTGTCCCCTGCCACTCTTTGATTATGATTCTGATGTGCTACTTTTGCTGAGTACTCTAAACAAACATCTAAGTCATTAAAGTAAACGGGCTCTTGTTCTTTACCCGCTAAGAATACAATCAGCACCCATAGCATTACTTCATCCAGCCTGCTGTTATATTACTAACAACACCTATAGTACCTCCTAATCCCATCATTAACCAGAAGGCGCCTCTCCAACGGTTAGCGGTAGCTTTTAAATCTTTAACACTGTCCCGCATTTCTTTCATGTCTTCTTGCATAGCTTCAACTCTTTCTTCTAGTCTAGCTAAAGCAATCTCTAATTTTTGTTCTTGTGACATTTTAGTCTCCGTTGAAAGTTTCATTTTGTTTTGTCATTTAATTTATTATATAGATTAAATAATGATTCAACTTTCTTTTCAGTTTCTTTTGCAGAACTTTCAGTTCTAACTGAGCTAACAAAATTTTCTTGTATTTTTTTATTAGCTGCTTCACAATCATCATTTAATTTATCAACATCTTTTCTTAATGAAGTAACTTCTGTTTGTAATCTTACCGCTACAACTAAAGCACCTAAAAAGAAAATTAATTGTTCCCAGTATTGTAACAAACCATTCATATTATTTAACTCCATTCAGAAGTAGCTAATATATTAGTCATCTCATCAGAAGTATATGGTCCTTCTGAATTTTCAATATTAGAAATAAAAGATGGATCTGAATCACTTTCCCACTTTATAAATGTTTTAGTATTATCATTATTATATTGTAAAGAATTTAAAAAAGAATTCCATATACTAGTATTATCACTCATAGTACCATATTCAAAAAAAGAAAGTTCATTTAAGTTTAATATATGATTTTCTTTATCAATTTCTGATTTAGGTATAATTAAATATTTAGCCATTATTTAAACCCCCTAGTAAAGCCAATAGCTACAGCACCATTACTTGCATTATTACCACTAAAATAACCATATATATTTTGTGACATAGTTCCTGAAGCAAAACGATAAGAACTACTATTTCTTTCATTAGTTCCATGATCTCCTGCACCCATAAAAGTATATGCTCCTTCGTTAGATCCTTTATACCAAGTCCAGTTATTAGTTGAGTTACTTGTATTATTTAGTACTAATTTAAGAAAATGCGTATATCCTGTAGGAAAATTAGTTGTTCCTACTTGATTGCTAGTGCCAGCCAGAGTTCTAGAGCTAGTACTATAAGTAGTACCAACACCCTTAAAAGTACCACCTACATCATTAACGTCATCAAATATTAAAATTGAATAAGATCCATCTCCTCCATAAGTATTAACAGGAAAACTAACGCTAATAGTTTTACTTCCAGTACCAACATCCATGGTTTTTTCAAAAACACCTGTTACATTATAAGCAGAATAGCCTGCATTATTAGTAACATAATCCATAGTAGTTCCATCAAATGAAAGAGTACAAGCATTTAACCAAGTGGCAGGATTATAACTTGAACCAAGACTTAAGGGTCTATAAGAAAAAGCAATAATAACATGTCTTTTACCGCTTGTTACAGTAGCATTTTGAACAGTATAATTTAAACTATAACTAGTTCGATATACATTACTATACCAAGTATCATTAAGATAACCTGTTTCTGATAATGCAACAGAAGCAGATCCTCCTCCTCCTCCAGAACCGCTTGCTCCATACCATTCATTAAAAGACATTTGTGTTCCAGCACTTTTACTAATAAGCGCTCTAACATCTGCATCATTTATTCCTACAGTAGTCCCTGCAGAACCCCCAGCTTCAATATGAATTTGATTTAAAGATAAAGCTCCTGTTGATGGAAGTGTCATTGTTTTACTCCACTAATTTTTTAAGTTCGTCTATTTGTTTCTGTTGTTCTTTGATCGCTTCAATAAGAACACCAACCATATTTCCGTAAGCTACAGATTTATACTCACCATCTGTTACAACTTCTGGTATAACCTTTTCTACCTCTTGCGCAATTACACCAATGCTTTTTTCTTCTTCTTTAGTATAAGAAACACCTCGCATATTCATTACTTTGTCTAAAGCATTATCTATAGTTTTAATATCAGACTTTAATCTTTCATCTGAGTAAGCTGTTATATTATCAGAAGCAGTTAAAGTACCAGTAACTTCTACTCCACCAGATTTAGTAGTTAGCTTAATATCAGAATAATGAGCTAACCTTACTTCTCCTGTACTACCACTTACCACTATATAGTTTGAAACACTTCCATTACCTATACCACTATCATTTCTAATTAGTATATCTTGATCTACATCATAATTGCTTATATTAAACTCACCAACTGAACTTGAAATATAAGATCTATCGGTACTAGTATTATGAAATAAAGAAAAATTAGGTGAAGATGATGAAGAGCTATCAAGAAATTGAAGTTGACCAATACCAAATATTTTTAAATCACTAGTTGACTTATCCCACATCATATCATAGCTATCGCCAGTGAAAGTCACATCTCCTGTGAAAGTTCCGCCAGTAGTTGGCATACCAGAACCACTACCCCCACCAGGAATATTAATTGTTTTTGTAGCACCAGTCCCACTTGCAGTAACACCATCACCAGTAAAGTTTAAAGTAGTAGCTGTTGTAGATAACGCACTTCCTGCATTCTGTACTGTTACTCCCCCACCACTACCACTACTCTCATCAGCAAATTCTAATTGACCTACAGCAGTTGCACCAGAACCAGTAATGCTTTTTACTTTTAATATTTTATTAGCTGCAATTTGATTATCAGGAAGTTTTAAAGTATATGATTGAGCTGCACTATGAGCAGGAGATTGAATCTTTACTCCATGACTATTTTCTGGGCAGTTAAGTGTTATTGTTCCAGCAGTACCACCACTAACACCTTGAATTTCTATACCAGTAGATTTGGTTGCAAGTTTTACACTGCTTGAGCCTGAAGCCGCATGGTATAAATTAACTTCACCTTCACTTCCATCTAATGTAATATAAGCTGTTGTGCCATTAGACCCATCATCAGAAGAAAGAATTATATCTTTGTCATCAGCAAAATTAACTATATTTAAATTACCAGTTGTGTTATCTAGGTGTGTTTCATTACCACCAGTACCAGAAGATTGATGACGAATTTTAAAGTCACCACTATTTCCAAATGAAGCTCTAACATCATCATCAAATGATAAGTGATTAATAGACTTATCCCATAACAAATTCTTACCAGTACCAGTAAAAGTTACGTCATCATTAAAAGTTGTAGTACCATTTACAGTTAATCCAGTAAGCTCTCCAACTGAAGTTAAACTTGAAGCAGTAACCCCTGAAGCAAGTGTAGTACCTGTTAAGCTGTCTGCAGCTGTACTACCACCACTGGCTGCAGCTTCTAAACTAATTTTTCCTGTAGAATTGTCATAGGTTAATACATAATTATCTTGGCTTGAACCAACTGTTTGATCACTATCTAAAACATAATTACCTAAAGTTACATCACCACCTGACGCATAAACAGTTAAGTTTTTTAATAATACTTGTTCTGCATCACCATCTAACGTAATGTAAGCTGTTGTGTTACCATCACCAGCATCATTCATTAAATACAGATTTTTATCATTAGCATTCTGTGTTATATACAGATGACCCGTATCATTATTTATCTTACCGTTACCACCACCACTCGCATCATGGTATATCTGTAAGTCATTTCCAGCACCAAGTTTTAAAATACTATCAGTACCACCAGTACCAGCATCACCGAGTAGCACATCACCATTTACCTGTAATTCAGTAAGAGTAAGTTTACCAGTAGAATTTAATCTCATTCTTTCAGTAGCTGCTGCATCACTAGCTACTTTAAAAACTAAATCTGTTTCATTGTTATTAGTAAGAAAATTACTAGAGGCTTCAGCTTGAATAACAGCAGAAATTTCAGTAGCCATGTTACCGCCTTCTTCATCTGGAGCTTGGAAATGTATTGCTCCAAGTACCTCTCCGGTAGTTACTTCAGTGTCAGAAGTTTGCAAATTTAATATTGCACCATCAGAAGTTTTAGCTGTAATATCACCTACTACATCAAGTTTGGTACTAGGAGATGTAGTCCCTATACCTACATTACCAGTACTATCAATTCTTAATCTTTCATTTAATGTACTACCATTTGGTTTTGTAAGAAATCGTAATGCACCAGCAGAATTAGCATTTGTAGTATTTTCTTTTATTCCTTGTATAGTTCCAAGACTAACAGTATTCGTACTACCAGACTGATAAAGAGACCTAAAAGTAATACCACCACCAGGAGGGTGCGGATTTGTACTATTATAAGCAGTGTTAGTATCCTCAAGTGCTAACATAGCACTAGGAGAGCTTGTATTAGCTCCTGATATATGTAAAAGATAATCTGGAGATGCAGTTCCTATACCTACTTTATCATTTAGACTATCTACTTTTAATAGAGAAGTATCTATAGTTAAATCACCACTAGCCTGTAAACTTGTTGCAGCTACTTTACCTGTAACATCTATTCCATCATTCATTGTTACTAGTTTTTGAATACCATCGTGGTAAAGTTCTACTGAACCGTTTTCATTACCTTTAAGCATATTTTCATTGTTAGAAGAATTTCTTAGCTGTATTACGCTTCCAGCAAGTTGTAAATTACCACTTCCAACATCTTTTATAACACCATTACTACCATTGGAAAATATTTCTAAATCACTACCAAATTTAGCTTTGGCATTGGCAGGAAACTCTAAAGCATCATCCGATTTATCCCATACTACATTATAGTTAGCACCAGTGAATGTGACATCCCCATCATGTGTAGCGCCATCATCTGTAACAGTTCCAATAACGTTTATTCCAGTAGATTGAGTTTTAAGTTTTACACTTGATGAACCAGATGCTGCGTAATACAATTTAACTTCGCCTTCACCACTATCACAGACTATATAATTTGTAGTACTAGAAACTTGATTATAGGCTTCGATTTTAATATCAGCGTTTTGTCCTCCACTTTGTCTGATTACTAAATCACCAGTATAATTTTGCATAAAAGTGCCGTTTGAAGTAGAAGAATGAGACATTCTAAAATCCCCAATAGCACTACCACTACCTAAAGCTAAACTAGCATTATCGTTAAATCTTAAATTATTATAAGTTTTTTGCCATACAGCATTATAGCTAGCACCAGTGAATGTTGCATCACCAGTTACTGTTAATTCAGCACTTTCTAAGTTTGCAACTAATGTACCAGCAGTATAACCTGTTCCTCCAGTATCAACTGTTGTTCCAGGTTCTGCCTGTAAATCTTTAAATAGTTTAAACTTACCACTATCATTAGCATCTCTAAATAAACCAGCATATAAATCTTGTGAACCTGAAGTATCATACAGTCCATAAAATCCTATATCTAAACTATCGTCTGTGTTATTATTTTTAGCTAATTTTATTAAAGGATCTTCTACAGATAAATTTTCTGTATTTATAGTTGTAGTTGTACCATTGACTGTAAGATTTCCTGCTATAGTAACATTGTTAGGTAATCCTACTGTTATTGTTCCTGAAGCTTCACCAACTTCAATTTCATTAGCTGTTCCGTTAAATGTTATAGTGCCACCTAAAGCTGTAGCTGTAGAATTAGATCCATCTGTAACTGTTATAGATGAGTTAGCTAAGTTACCATTAGCAATAGCTGTACCATTCCAAGTACCAGTTGTAATAGTTCCAAGAGTAGTAATAGAATCTTGGCCAACATAGTTTGAGTCAATATCAATTGCATCATCGCTTACTGAAATACGATTTGTAGTTCCACCTACAGCAAGAGTAAGAGCTCCACTGTTTCCACCACCAGTTAAACCATTACCTGCAGTAACTCCTGTAATATCTCCAGGATGAGCATCTACATAAGCTTTGATAGCTTTAGCTGAAGCAAGAGTATCATCATTTGAAGAGACATCACCAAGATCGGTATCTAACACACCTGATTTTAAATTGTCTACTTCTAGATTTGATATTGTATTATTGTCAGCATTAATAATTTTATCAGTGAAAGTTTGATTACCTGTTAATACAGCTACTGTGTTATCAATACTTAAAGTCGAATCTGATTTAGTTAAACCAGTACTAGCAGTATCTACAATAGATTTTCCTTCAATAGACAATATACCAGAACTAGCTGACAAAGTATTATCTGAAGCATGACCAAGCTCTATATTACCAGTTGTAGTTAATACTCCAGTTATATCTACTCCGGTAGATTTAGTTGTTAATTTTACACTCGATGAACCAGATGCTGCATGATATAACTTTACTTCACCCTCGTCTCCATCTGCTACAATGTACTTAGCGACACCACCATTACCATTATCAGTACGAAGAATTATATCTTTATCGTCAGTATAATTTGTAATGAAAGTATCACCAGTATAATTTTCTAATATAGCATTAGTTCCATTATGGTAAAACTGAAGATCTCTATCAGTACCAAATGTAGCTCTGGCATCATCAGCAAATTCTAATGAATTTTGTGACTTATCCCATAATGCATTATAGCTAGCACCAGTGAATGTAACGTCACCATCTATTGTTAATCCAGTAAGATCACCTAAACTTGTAATTCCAGATTGAGCAGCATCAACAGCAAAAGTCATTGTATTGTTAGAACCTGTAGTTGTTATACCTGTTCCACCAGCTAGTATGAGTGTTTCACTATCTAAATCTATAGATAATGCTCCACCAGCATCACCTTGAAAATCTAAATCTTGAGCAGTAACTTGTGAATCTACGTATGCTTTAATACTTTCAGAAGTTGCAAGAGTTGTAGCGCTTGCACCTGACATTGTATCACTATCAAGCACTACTCCTGAAGCAATGTTATCAAAAGCTAATTTAGCATTAACATACTTTGAAGTAGAACTATCATAAGAAATAATTTCGTTATCTGCAATATTAGTTATATTAACATTAGCTAATCCATCTAATCCTGTAAGCTCTATAACAGTAGCATAATGTAATGCTGAAAATCCTGTTGTTCCATCTGATAATGTAAATTGATTATTAAAGGGTTCAAAAGCTATTTTTTTATTATCTGAAAGTATAGTAGTAATAACCGCATCTAAAGTTTGTAAACCTGAAGAAGTAGCTGAAAATAAACTTCCTTGTGAGTTGCTAGAGGTAGCTCCAGTTAAATCTGTAGTATCAGGACTTGCTGGTGTACTATAACTAAAACCTGTTGTATCACTTGTAGCTGGCATTATATTAACCCTCTCCCGTTAAAATTTATTTGAACGTTTCCTCCTGATGCTCCTCTTTTATTATCTTCGTCATTTAATTGTGCTAACTCTTCTATAAATAACTGTTTATATTTTTTAGCTTGGTCTTCATCTTGTAAATAATAGAAAGATTCTGCAAGTGATCCATATAATAAAAGCTTTTCATTTTCATCTCTTAGCCAATGGGCTACTTCAGTACCTATATATTTGGTGCTAGTTGTACTTGAAAATGTAACTGTTTGTCCTGTAAGATTTTGCGTATCATTTGCAACTAAAGTTATATTAGCTGTAGTAGGACTTGTATAATTTATAGTATCTACTTTAGGGGGAGCACTTGTACTACTATTAAGAGCTATTCCTGTTCCTGATAGTTCATCACCAGCTACTATATGTCCGCTCCCACCTGTTAAATTAGTAAATGCAAAAGGACCTACTCCATTAGCAGTAGGAGCAGTTCCTGTTACTTTAGTAGTATCCGCTGTAACTGCTTCTGCATGTGTAGCATATTTAACAGAAGGTGAACTTGTTACATTGTATAAATAAGTTGTACCATTAGCAGTAGCTAAATATCCTGCAGTAAAGTTTGCAGGTGTAACATCATATAAAGCATTTAATGCTGGTAATCTTTTATAATAATGTAGTTCAGCTTTAGTTGGTGTAAAAGCTGTAAATCCTGTACCAAATCCTGGAGAATAAATAAGTACATTACCTACTCGTGACCAATAAGATGCTTGAGTTTTTTCTGCAAAAATATCATTAAAAGTTCTAAGATCTGTTTTTTCATTAAATACACGGCAAGTTCTTCCATCATCATCTATTTCTCTTAACTGAATAAACTCAGTAAGATCTGCGGGAATAGTTAATTCAGTTTTACTTGCAGCTCTATTATTAGCTGAAGTAGTAGCTGCATCTAATTGTGTCTTAGAATAAGTAACAGTTTGTTCTAATGCTGTAACTCTAAGTTTTCTATAAACGTTATCAGCTGCAAACTTCATACAATCTTGAACAACATTATCCTCTAAAACTGTATTATCTTTATTAGCCCAGTCTTGTATCTTATCTATGAAAGCATCGTATTTAGGCGTACTCATATTGCTCTCCCTAAGTATTTACAAGTAAATGTTTATATTCTGTTTGTAATATATACTTTAACTTTTTCATTTTATCTCTATCACGCATAAATGTATTGTCATGTAAATTTATTCCGTGGTCTTCATTAATTTTAATAGCTACAATATCAGGTATGGTAGCCATTTTTCTAAAGCCACTTTTATTTTGTTTTCCAAAGTATGATTCTCTATCTCTATCTAGCTGAGCATTTTTTAAATACTGTGAAACATCTTGTTTAGCTTCCCAGTTACCTGTTTGTAAATCAAAGCCTGCTTTAATATCTTCCTTTGGTTTTACTGTAGAACTACCAAATGTAAATTCGTTTTCTTTTGCCATCCTCTTCTCCTATTAAGTAGCCGGTTCTGTAATAGCTATGAACCTACCTGACTTACCAATGTAGCCTAATAGATCTCCAGCTGTTGCTGCTGTTGGAGATGATTCTTGTAATGTTGGTGCTGGTGTACCACTTACATTTATAAGCATTAGATGAGTTAATTTATAACCGCCACCTGTTGCTGCTCCTACTCTATACATACATTTCTCTACTGGAAATATATTACCTACTGCTGTTTTAATAACGTACATAGTTCCCTCCGTTATTTTTTATGTTTCTTTTGTATTGGAAAAGTAGCTTTTAAACTTGCACCTGGATGTGCTTTATAACCACCAGGTGGATTCTTCATTAACTGATAACCTTTTTTATCTTTCATCCAATGAAAGCCTTTAGGTGCTTGTACTGATTTATTTGCCATTTTTATTTTCCCTTCTTATAGCTTCCTTACCTTTTTTAAAGATAGAAGCTACTTGACTTTTCTTCATTACTTTTGCTCTTTGCTCTCCGACGGTAAGGATTTGAATTTTTCTTGCATACGGTTTATTGATCCTTTTAACCTTTGCAACCGTTGCTCTTGCGTCAGATGGAGTTGCGAATTTGATACTAACCGTGTCCTTAGGGTTTTCATCTGTGTAAAGACGTCTCCCAGAACCTTTAGGTTTTTTTCCCGTTCCTTTTTTTGGATCTGCCATTTCTCCTTCTCTCAAGTTTATTTATATCAGCTGCAGTTATTTTCTTACGAGGTGGTGCTACTGCAGCTAACCTCTTTTGTTTAGCCGAATACTTACTATAAGGCATTACTTCATATTCTTTTTCTTAGATTCAATTATTTTCTTTTTTAAATGATCTGGTAAATTATGCTGGCGTCCTGTTAATACTGCTCCACCTTTTTCATAATACTTAGCTACACCGCCCATTGCTTTGTAAGCAACTTTACCGCCATCTTTAAAATTATCAGCTTTACCTCTACCAAATGCATTTGAACTACCAAACATTGTTCTAGTTAGATCTCTTGCAAACTGATCTTTTTCCATAGCTTTTTGTGCACTTCTTGGACTATAAGATCTTGAGCTTTTACCAGATCCTGATACTTTACCCATTACAATAGTAGGTTTATTTTTTCTTGGTGGTTTAGGTCCCATATTTATATTCTCCCAATAAAAAGGAGAGACTAATTAAAGCCTCTCCTAATAGTTTTAGTTAAGTCCGTAGATTGCTCCACAACCTAATGGGTTACGTACTTCAAGAGTACATTCTTCAACCATCATACCTTTAGTTGAATCACCTTGCTGACCTACATCAACCTCTTGTAGGTTTCTTAGGTAAGCTGTAGCAAACCACATTGGATCATAAATCAATGCTGAAAAGTTAGCCATGTCTGGTTTACCGTCTGAAGTAAACTTAGTACTACCACTTCCGTCTCCTAACATATTATCAAATACATTAGATAGACCCATAATATAGTTAGGCATAACCATAATTTCACCAAAGTCTGACATGTAAACATCAACAGATTGTCTTAATTGACCACCTGCATCAATGTTTCTAACTACACCTGTATCACTAATCATAAGATCAGAGAAGTCTCTTCTTACTTTTGGTGATACCATAATTTTTGTAGCTTTACCGCCTTGCTCATAAATCTTCTGCATAACAGAATCAATATCAGTAAGTGCTAAACTTCCTCTTGTTGGAGGAGTAGAACTTGAAGCGTTTACGCTAGATCTTGGAACAGCAGTACCTTGATTATCACTACCTGCACCTGTTGTAGCAGCTGAAGGAGCTTCAAACTGTCCTACATAAACACATGTGCTTGCACTATTAATAAATGATTGATAACCGCCTGCAGATCTTGCATTACCATCTTGCGCAGCAATAGCAGCAGATACGTTATAGCTGTGAACCATATCAAATTCAACATCTCTTCGTAGTTCTGTACCACGCTTTTTAAGCTGGTATGCATATTCGTCTGCAACACCTGCTTGGTCAACGGCACGTCTTGTTCCTGACACAGCAATAGTTTTACCATTGATCTGTGTGTAGTTACCTAGTCTGGTTCTTTGAGGACCTGACTCTGCAAACTTATTTCCTACAGGAGGAGTTGCAGTACCACCACCAGAAGCTGGGGCTAAGAAGTCTTGACCTTCAGGGATTCTTGAATCACCTGGAGCTTCAAGTGTGTCTGTTTGCCATTCATGATAAATAGCAGTTGCGGATGATTTACCAATGTCTGATGTGAACGGAGTCTCATCTCTAGTAATCATTGTTATAAAGTTCGCTAGGTCTTCTCTTTGCGAGACATTAGCACCTGGGCCACGTGTTGGACCGCCTGGGCCTCCGGTAGCGCGAACAGCTAATAAGTTAGTCATATCTTAATTCTCCTAAGATTAAATATTAGATAGTGACCGCTCAGCTAGACTTTTTAAAAATGCATCTTGATCTTCTTTACTTGAATTCTTACTTAAAGCCCTTTTACGTAATGCTGCAGCAGCATCAAGTTTTTTAGTTTTTTCAGGCTTAGTTTTTCTAACAGGAACTTTTTTAGAAGGTACAGCTTTTCTTTTTGCTTCACCTTTTTTAATTCCTTGTTTAAGAATTCTATAATCATTAACAAACTTAACTATATTAGGATCAACAATAGTATCTAATACTTCTTGTTTAATACCTTCATTAAGTGCAAACTCACGAATATCTTTAGCAACAGTCTCATTAAATCCAGGAATTAAAGTTGGGATAGTTTCATCAAATACTTTTAGTTGTTCATCCCAGGCTTTTTGTACCTGCTCTTGAGATTTTTCAGCAATAGTTTTTTGTAAACTTTCTCGCTCTTTTCTTGCTGTCCAATATTTTTTTTGAATTTGTTCTCGTTTATCTTTAAGTTCACCAAGAGTATATGTATCATTTTCATCACGAGCTTTTTCAATTTGTTCTTCAACACTGTGAAAATCTTTTGCATGACTTTGCTCTGATTTATATAATACTGCAATTGAAGTATCCGACATTTCTTTTACTTCTTTAAGTTTATCTTGATACTCTTTTTCTAAGTCTTTCCTTGCGTCACCAAGTTCACGACCCTTTTTAGATAGAGATTGTTCAGTAGAATAACCTTTAATAAGATCATTAAAAGAAACTTCAGCATCTTGCCCATCGATCTTAATAGATACTTTTGCTTCTAAGTCTAATTCTTCAGGAGTAAATAATGTAGTGTCTTGGGTAGCGGATTCTTCATCGGCATCCTCAACCACTTCTTCAACTTCTTCAGTCTCAGCTTCTTCTTCAACTTCTTCTTTTACAGGTTCATCAGTTTCTTTTGGGTCTTCTATTTCTTCTGATTCGCCTGGGTCTACTTCAGGTACTTGCTCTTCGGGTAGAGATTTTTCTTCTTTCGGTACGAAGTCCGAATTAGAAATAATGTCAGCCAGCAATTGTTCTTGTGTTCGACCATCCTTTGCAATAGCGTCATCCGCAGGTGGGGTAGAGGCTACTTCTGCTTCGGTTATTTGTTCACTCATTTCTTAACTACCTCTTTTTTAGGTTTTAATAGTGAATGGTATCTCTGTTGTAATTGATACAAATAATATAATTTATCACAGTTAAGTTTAGCTTTACCACCACTTCTGCTTGAATCATATTCTAATGTATTAATCATTTCTTCAATATTCTGTAATAATCTATCATAATCAATTTCTCTGATTATCATCATTGCCCTCCTTTAGGTATGGAATATTTTTTCCATATGTCTCGAAGTTTATCATTCTTTCTTTAACACTACCAAGTGCCATAGCTGAAGAGTAGAGGAACTCTCGAGATTTTGTTTCATGTGGTTCGGTCTTTAACCACTCAACAAATAAGTCAATTAAGACTTCGCCATATACTTCATCAAAAAATTCATCTCGTTCTTTAGATGCGAAGTGCCCTTTAACATGGGCACGCCGCGCTAATTCTTCAGGATGTATTTTATGTTTACCGTATGACTTTTCATTACCCAGCCTCTTCTCAGCTGTCTCACGGTACTTATCCATACTAGCCGCCGAATATCATAACTAGTGTTGGTGTAATTACTTCCTTTGCTAAACCAATAGCTAGTACAGCTTTGATGCCAAAACTAACTACACCTGAAAATGTAATTGGATCCATAATGTCCTCCTATTTAATTTTAATTAACTTGGGTTTCTTTTCTTCTGGAATAATTCTTTCCAGTAATATAGTTAAAAGACCATCTTCTAACTTTGCATCTTTAACTTCAATGTCATCTGCAATTGTAAACTCACGGGTAAACTTTCTATATGATATACCTTTGTAAACGTTTTTTGCATCATGTTCGTTTTCTTTTACAGATTTTATTTTTAATATATTATCTGCAACTTCAATTTCAATATCTTTTTTACCGAAACCTGCAAGTGCCATTTCAATTCTAAAATTATATTCATCGTCCTTCATAATATCATATGGAGGATATGTTTTAGTTACCCTTGAACTATGTGCAAGCTGATCGAATAAACGATCAAAGCCAACAGCATAAGGTGTTAATGTATTAAAGTGATCAAATAAAGTTAATGTTTGATTCATAAGTTTTCTCCTTTGTAAGCAAGATTGTTAGTAACCCATTAGGCGTTACTATTTATTAATTATTTTACGTAACCATTCAATATATTTTTGAAGTAGTTTTTTATTCATATTAAGCACTAGCTTGAAGTACGTAAACTTTTTCGTTAACTTGTGCAGCAGTTCCGTGTGCGGTTTTAACATTATGTAATGTTTGATTTCCATTACCAAGTCCTGTTACTCTTGAAAATGATTTTGCAGCTATATATTGATCGCTCAATACTGTAGTTGCTCCTGTCTTTACATCAAAAGTAAGTGGCGAATCAGTATCATTACAAACCATTATAACACCGGCTGTTCCACCTGCATTAGTTGCGATATTTCCTGATTGAGCTGCACCTATACCAGATGCGTTTATTGTTACTGTTTCTACAGTTGCCATAATTATTCTCCCTTTAAAATTTGTTTGGCCATCATTATAATTTGAGCATAATTAGGATGCTCAGCTATTGGGGCACCTTCTTTAGTTGCTTTAATATTAAGGTCAGCCCATTCTTGATAATGTTTATCTATAGCTACAGCTAATTGTTTTGCATTATCATCTTCAGTATTTTTAGTTTGAGCTTGTGTAAAACCTACATTTGCCTCCGCTAAAGCGGAATCTGCTGCAGCTTTTCTCTGAGCTAATCCCATATCTACTTCAGCTTTTTGCGATTGCATTTGCATAGCTTTTACAGCTCTTTGTTTAAATTCGTCAGTAGTATAATCTTCTAAGAAATCATTACTATCTATATTCATAGCTTCTATTAATTTAGTTGCTAATACTGCAGGTGCTTCAGGTTTAATGATTATACCTGCGCCTTGCGTATTAAGTGCTGGTAATATGTCTGAGCCTATCTTAGATAACTTTTGAATCATATTAGCATTTGAATTTTCACCGATATCTAAAGCTATTTCAACATCCATATTTTTTGGAAGATCATCCATATTAACAGTACCATAAATACCATCCATATTATATGAAATCATACCCTTCATATTCTTTGACATAGTATGATATAAACCAGATATTAATTTTTTAAATCCTGTTTCAGCAAACCTACGTGCAATATGTTGTATTCTTTTTTGTGCTGCAGACTGCACAGCAGCTAGTTTCTGCTCCGAGTTACCTGATATATATAAAGTATCATTAAGGCCTTGTGCGGCCTTCGACATGCCCGTTGCTTGCTCTTTTATTACTTGTAAGTATTCTAATAATGGTACTGTACCTGTAGATATTGTTTCAGGTGCCATCTGTTGTACTGCGCCTACAGGATTACCATTAGTTGGTATAATCTGTTTAGGCTTCATATTCTGTAATGCACTAAAATCAACTACATTAGGATCTGCTAACTTAGGACTATAGTTAGTTAAATAAGTATTTTCTACAAAACCTCTTAGCACTGCAGTACTTGCTAATGTAGATGATCTAGCAAAGTCTGCCATTGATAAACCATAGAACTCAAATGGTATATCAATAGGTACAATAGAAGCTAATGGTATGTGATCAACGTCTTCTTCATGTAATATATGCGTACCTACAGAAATAATATACTTTAATTCTGCAATACCGTCACCATCTCTGTCTACATGTACCCAAGATTCTGTAACTGCAAGGTTTTTATTAGCTTCTAATGGCTCAGTATCGTACATATTACTGCCTTGCCAATATTCTTGGCCAGTAACTTCTTTTCTTGCAGCTATATCTTCTGAATATTTTGAAGATCCTACCCAATTATCACCATATAACTCATCCCAGTCTGTAATTTCTGCACTAGCTTCAGGATAATACTTTCTTATTTCTGATCTTGTCATCTCTGTTTGTATACCAACAAAAGATGCGTCTTCAATTGTAGTAGCTTCTCTAGAAATTCTAAAATTTTCTGGTGGTATTAAGTCTATTTTTACACGAGATTTGTTTATTGTTCTTTTTATACGTACATTTATATAAGTTAGTTCTGCTTTTATCTCTTCTCCTTCTAAAGGATTAATTTCTTGAAACGTATTTTCAAACTGTAACTCACCAACTACTTCAACACTGTCATCTGCAAGTAGCTCATCTAATTTTGATTGTGATATTTTATCAAATTCTTCAAACATATGGTCAAATTCTTCTACATATGTCCAACGACATACAGAATTTTTCCATAACAATGATGCTTTAATCCATTGCTGCATCAATTCCCAGCCATTATTCTTTTTAAACAAACAATAATTAACTAAATTAGATGCATCTTTGGCCGCAGCAAAGCTGCCCGGAGTTTCATCATACGGTACAAAACGTGCTAGTTTATTATTATTTAAAAATAAATCAGATATAATAGCAGTATATGCTTCAATTATTTCAGTTGTAGATGTATCAACTATTGTTGAAACACCTTGCGGCATTAAATGATACTCAGGTACTCCTGCATATTCATAAGTAGCTTTTAATCTTTCACGAGTTAAATCTGAAGAGTTTAAAAAATCACCCGTTGAATTCATTACACCTTCATCAATTAGATTAATAAGCTGCTCATCAGTTACTTTTTCATAGGAAGTCATTTACTACCTCCTTGATGCATGAGAACTTTCTTTTTTAAGTCCTGTAAATCTGAAACTGCGTATGAACCAGGTTTAGGAAGTACTCTAGGTTTTTTATCTTTCTTTCCTTTACCTGATAAATATTTAGGCTCATTACCATTTTGTATATATCTTTCAAACATATTCCGCTCCTGGGATTTTTAACATGTACATTCTTTTTTATTTGCTAGCTCTGCTAATAATTCTTTATTTCTTTTTAGTAATTTATAATGGGCTTTCTGTAATTCTTTTAAATCCATTTTAACTAACCATAAAGCTTGTCTTGCAGATAACATTTCTCTTCTTAATGTTTCTTCAAAACTTTCTTCATGATTTTGCCATCCTTGTCCATTGATAACCATATCATCCTCTTTTACTCATCCATGCTGAAGTACCCATGTATGCACCTACTATACCAGCACCTGATATATAAAATAAGTTACTTACATCTGATAGAGCTTCAACTCTTTCTAATGGTACCCACGGTAAAAACATTGCTACTGTAAACACACCCATACCTATTAATGTATATCTAGCCATTCTAAGTTGGCCCAACTGCTTACGCAGTGCAGCTTCTGTTTCTTTTATTTCTTTTAAATGCAATAGTTCTTCATCAGATACTACGCCATCACCGTCTTCATCATACTCATTAAATCTTGAGTTTTTCTCTAAGTTCTTCTGTATTGCTTTCATTACCATTGTACTTTTCCGGGTTTGTAAATTGATCCGTACATTTTTGTTTAATAACTACAAATGGTAATTTATTATTTATTATATCAAATTTCATTTCTTCTATTCTTACTTCACATTTTTCTATTTCTAAGTATGGACCATTTAGATCTTTAAATGTACGGCAATCCATAAAATTATAAACTGAGCATACCATTATGAATGCTTCAAACATGTCCCCATCTCCTTATTATTTACATAGATCTTCAAACTTTGTTGAGTATATTCTATGTTTACTTTTATCAAGTAACTTATCTAATAATATTTTATTTCTGTTTCCTATTAACCATAACATTTGTTGAAATAAAAATATCATCTGTGCCTCGCTACTTTCTTTGCAATTCGTTTTGGTTGTTTAGAGTGCTGCTTACCAGCTTTAGTATCTTTTCTTTTCTTTCTACTTGTTGCAGCATACTCAGCGGCAGTTAAAGATTTTATAGCTGACGATGGCATATATCTTTCACCTGTAGCTTTTGGACCTACAGTAGAATTTTTACCACTCTTAGTTCGCCACTTTTCTTTACCCCACTTCTTTAGACTTTTTTGACCTTTAGTTAAAGCCATTATCTATAGCCCCCACCTTTAGCTTTATATTGTTTAGCTAACATTTGAGCTTTACGTGCAGACCATTGTCCCGGTCTACCACCTTTACCACCTGCTTTTATTCTCTGAAAGAGTTGCTTACGCATAGTTGGTTTGGTATAATTACCTGCTTTATTTACTGTACTTTTAGCCATATTACCATTTAACCTTATGTGACCAGTATCTGGCGCTTAACTTGCTTGGGTTTGCATCTTGCGCATTATGTCTAGCATAATATGATTTCTTACGCGCTTTATCTTTTTTACTTGTAGGATTCTTACCAGCACCACGTACGCCTTGCTGTCCAAATCTAATTGTTTTAACTTTATCACCCTGCTTAGCTACTACTACATGTGATTTAGTAGGATGCCCTGGAGTTCTTTTAGGTTTATTATAACCTGATACTCCGGCTCTTTTTAATCGCGGATCCCTTTCAGCCATTATTTTTCTCCCATAAAATCTATTATTTCAGCTGAATTATTATCTTCAACTAGCTCCCATTCTATAACTTCTTTCATTGCACCTATATATTCTGATAGTCCCATTTCAGATAATAACTGTAATGGTGCAGCTAGCGTATCACACTTAAATATTAATATCTTACATGATTTAGTTATTGTAAGTTTAATACCTACTGCTTCAGCTAATGCAATCATAGCTATAGATTCTTCAGGTGATATTTCGTCAACTAAAGTTATAATTTTTGTGTTTACACACTTAGCTTTCATTGTATAAAGATATGATAAACTAACAAACCAATTATTAATAGCTTACCGTAATCTAAATCCCAGGCTGTGCCTTCACCAAAGTTTTTACTAAAATTCTTAAATTTTTCTTTCATATATACCTCCATAGGGTGGCGGATTTATCCCCTGCTTCCGCCGGAGCAGCGAGGACAATGGGAACTCTTAAAGCCATTGTGTCTCATCATCGTCAACATAATCAGATCGTTGAGACCATGGTACTTTATCTTTTGTTAATCTGTCGTAGTGAGTTCTTAAAACTTCTAAGGCAATAGCTGTAGCCATAATAGTGTCATCATGACAACCAGGAGCAGCCTCAGTTCTTCCGGAGTCGGTACTAACATAATCCTTTAATTCCTGTATAATAGTTCGTGATGCTATCCATATATCATCATTTTCTACAGCATTTTTTAAATTACCTATAATATGTGGTTTTGTTACTTGTGTTGTTCTGAATCCCGGAGTAGCTCCTTCCTCTTTTGACAAAGAAGATATTTTAGTCTGCTTATATAAATTAATATAATTCATTTGCATTAATCTAGATAAGGTTGCAACACCCATAGAATTACTTTCAACAGCTAATAAAGCATTATTATAATATCTTCCTAAATAAAATAACAAATCACCAAACTTACTAGGGTCAATATGATTATCTCTATACAAACCAATTATTTTCCTATCAGTATTTAAAACAACTGCACAAGAATAATCTTGACCTACACCTAATGAAACATCAGCTGCTATTATATAGTTATCATCCCAAGATGGAAATTCCCATAATTCTATATTACCATCTAATGTATTTTCAAATGTGAATGAATTAAAGTCAAATGACAATTTCTTTTTAGGTAATTTAGGTAAAAGGTTCTGCACTTTTTCTAATGCAAATACAGATGAACCTGCAGTAATAAATGCTTCATCGGGAGTTGCCGGGTATTCCTGGCGGAACTTTAGTTCCCCACCTTCAGCAATCTTCAACCGACGCCAGTAGAGTTGTCCGTTGTTTAAGTTGTGTTGCTCTACCAGTAGCTCCTCTTCTGAGGAACGTTCGAAGTCTTCCGGTGGTTTACGATAGTATTCGGATGTCGTAAACCACGGAAGGAATATCGGTGTGTATTCATTCTCACCTTCTAATGCACCACGCCATAATCTATAGAACTCTCCAGATGCACCATTAGCAGTTGATTCAAGTATGACCTCAGTACCTGGAGCTTCAGATATACCCTGGAACAAACCAGCTAATATTTTTTCATCATGCTGCCAAAATGCAATCTCTGATAGATGCGCTATAGTCGGTGTAGTACCTCTACCCGCTTCAGGTGATCCTGCAGTATATAATCTATATGATGATACAGGTTTTTCACCAGAGCGATCTTTTTTAAAATGAGGTGATGAAATAACAATCTCTTTTGCGTTTGATCGTAATTCAGTCGGTTTATACAAAGAATCCATATTACGAATAATATTTCTACTCATTGTAAATAATGCATCGGATGTTGCACTGTCGTGAGCCATAACAACTGAACGAGCATGTGGTGTAAAATATGTTTTCCAAAATACTCTACCAGCACAGTAAGTTGATATTCCTTGCTGTCTGGCTTTTAATATAATAGCTCTAACTTTTCCGTTTGTTGCTAACTGTTCATCTAAAATTTCTGTAATTTTTTTCTGACAGTCGTTGAACGTAAAGTTTACAAAGCCCCTCCTTGCATCTTTAGTAATGATCTTAATATTATCTTTTGCAAAGTCAGTAAAGTTATTTTTATATTTATTTAGTTTACTTCTTTTATGTTTTTCTTCGAGAAGTTTTACTAACTCTTTTTTATTCTTCATAAACCTGTCCTCAGTTTTAACTTTAAGGGGACATTTAAAATTAAACGTCTCCTATAAGGGGGGATCTATACTATATATAAGGCTGAGGATGCATAAGTTTGAACCATAAAATATATATATACCCCTATATACTTTTAGCCCCCTAGCTTGCTCTCGCAACCTTTTCTATAATATTCTATTAACACTGCAGTTAACTAGGAGTTTTTCTCATAACATCTCAGCGCTTACCCCAGCGTCCTAACTCTTAGCACTCTCAGCTCTCTTCAAATTTGCTCACGCAAATTTTTCTATAATATTATCTATCAATATACCATATGAGTATACAGTTATACATATAACACACAGATAATATAACGTGACCTAAGCATGTCGTCGAATAATAAAACTGCTTTTAATTTTAACCTCTAGCATAGAAAGGTACTATTCATGCAGATTATTTCAGAAGCACGTAATTATCGTATTGATAATGTAGAAATCAATTGGGCTAAATTAGCAAAGCCTGTAAATCCATTTGGCACAGAGCAGTGGGAGCTACAAATAGCTACTACAGATAAAGCTATAGCCGATGACTGGTCTAACAATTATCTTAATGTCAAGCAAGACAAAGCAGATTCTTCTAAGTTCACAGTCTCGCTTAAGCGTAAAGCTCTTAAAGCTGATGGCACATCTAACGGTCCAGTAAGAGTAGTTGACGCTGCTGCACAACCTTTTGCTGATGTATCAACAATCGGAAACGGTTCTGTTGGCAATGTTATTGTATATCAATATCCTTATGAAACAGCTGGTCGTAAAGGCACTGCTACATCTCTTACAGCAGTTCAAGTAACTGATCTCAAAGAGTATACAGCTCAAGCAGATTTCACGCCTATTGAAACACCTGCTGAATCTACAGAACAAAATCAAATGCCGTTCTAGGAGACTTGCTATGATATTAACAGGTTTATTCCAAGGAATCGTTACTTTAATGCTGATTGCCGGTACTATAACATCTGTTGAGGATGTAACACCTCTTGACGTTACCGGTCTCAAAGCACAAAAAGAAGCTATATTCCAATCAATCGATTAAGAGGCTCACGCCTCTTTTTCATAAGTCGTCTAGCACATGCTAATGCTTGAGTGTTCACAGCAGTGCTAGCCGGCTTCATTTTAAAGTTAACCTTCATCCATAGAAAGTATTATATGATTTATAGACAACCTCGTAACGGTAAAAACTTTTGGCGTTCTAAATCCTACAGATTTACTGTAGCATCTAAAGACGACGAAAGTCTTATCGCACTTAAAAATACTATCGCTAAGCAAAATGCTACTGTAAGAAAACATGCTAGAACTTATAACATGGTTACAGAATACGATATGCTCTACACAGTGCGCCTTATGGCGCGTGGCCCACGAAGATGGCATACCAAATTCAAAGCTCCTCTAGTTCGATTCTTCAAAGGTGCTTACGGTATTCCTCAACATCAAAAGCTATTACATGGCAATGCTGATTCTAATCTAAACCACAAGTTCGCCGAAGAGTTCGATGTATATGTACATCACGATAGGCAAGGTATCGATAAACTAAAACATGAAATCGAAACCGGTCAAACTCCTGGCGTACAACGTAAAATCGAAAAGCTTAAAAATAAAATATGGCGTTTAGAGTACGAAGCAAAGCGAACTAAATATGCATGAAGAAAAAACTATATTCGAAATAATCGGCATAACTGTCGGTTTACTATTAGCTCTTCGTGCAGCTCTCTACTTCTTTTACTATAAATAACTAAAAGGTTTATTATGCCACTATTTCAAGTATATAAAGATATTATTAACACTGCTCAATCAGTACACGAAGCCAGATGTGATGAGCTCGAATCTATCGTAAATGATTTTATTGAAGAAACTGTTTTAGAGTTTCGTGAAAATATAACTCAACTAGCAGCTAACAATAATTTTACCGATGAAGACATACAAATTATTATTGCAGGATCTCGTACTTCCGATGAATATAAAGATCTCGAAGACATCGAAAATCATGAAATACGAAATGTTATGACTTCAACATTCTGTAACTTCTAATCATGGAATTAACTTATAAAATATTACTCGATGAGAAAGAACGCGATATGCTTATTGATCTTATCGAACATCGCATATACTTACTTAAACATCAAGATGATCGACCTTTCACAGAAACTCAAAAAGAAGTTGACATCTTACAAGCTATAGGAGATAGGTTAACATGAACCCTTTCAGAAAATATTCTTTCTTCGAATGGATTATTATAATCGGGCTTACAGCCTTTATGATTACTATCATTGAAATGCACTTCCCATCGCTATGAAACTATTCCATTTCGATGTATCAGAAAAATCCGAAGTCGATAACAAAGTTCGAGCTTTCGCTAAAGCAACTGCACTTGACTTAGGTTTCGTTACTCATGACGAAATAAAAAATAAACAAAAAGTTAATGGCACTCACTGGGTTCCATTAGGTTCTTTCAAAAATAAAAAAGATGCTTACGATTATATTCAAATTCTTCGTGACAAACAAAAAGTATTAAGATGAATAAAGCTCAAATAGCTTTTAAAGCACTATATGCTAATTGGTTTCACGAAGAAACTAAATGGTATATAGAAAACTTTAATATAGATAATCCAGAAGATATTCCTACAGAAGATCTAGAAGATTGCGATTATAAAAATCTAAGAATTCTGTATGAATACTTCTTTAATACTTTACGGTAACTATAGTGTAAAGGTTGCACGACAGTTTGTGATTCTGTTAGTTTGAGTTCAAGTCTCAATAGTTACCCCAGTTTGCAATAAGAGTTAAGGCCTCCTAGTCGGTAGCGACGAAATTAAATAACCACGCAACTTCTCTTGACAGGTTCCTTGAGCTCACTCGGCCTG